GTTGCCGCAATGCACATCCACTTAACGATTTCGGTATAAGCTGCACGCACACAAAACGAAAGGATAAATGAAATGTCGGAACAAGAAAAAGCTATTAATGATGCGGGGGAAAGTACCAACGCTGATTCGTGTCAGCTTGATACCGTGGTTATACCGCCAACCAACTGTGACCACTATATATCTTTTACCGACGGATACGATGAAGGATGGTTAGATACTGTAGGACACGATAAAAGCCCAATGTATAACCCTACTGTCAAATTTAATTACTGTCCAACGTGCGGGATTAAGTTGGCGGTATAACGGTGGCACTAATTTGCGGCGAACGAAAATTTGACGGACAGATGAAACTCGAATCGAAAATCATATCACAAAATACGGAATGTTACACCGAAGCTAATTCCGTCAAATTGAGTGCGTGGTTATGTTGCACTTGCTCTCTTTGACAGAGGTGGCAACTGCTGTATGAAATGCACACGATGCAAAAACGAGGTAGAAGATGAAAACTATAAACGTTGTGAGAAATGCAGAGACCATCTCCTTAATTACTATGAACGGCGCGGACGCTGTTTACGTGGATATTCCCATCCCAAAAAATATAGGAGATTCCGTAGAGATGGAAACGGAATGCTTGAGCTTGAATGCACCCGGTGCGGACTGTATAAGGCGGAAATTGAATATCGCAGAAGTAGGTTTCACAGGTTCGCAAGACATAGTATCTGCAACCATTGCAACGCGAGACTTACTCCATCGTATGTGGAGCGCGTTAGACGCAAGGTTGCAGCAGGTTGGACAGAGACCGATGCAAGGTATTTCTGTTCAAGAGGGGTGCATAAGCCGAACCCGAAAAAAGAAAAGTATAAAATACATCCGTGGAAAGAGAAAAACAAATTGAGTTTCTGGAAGAAAGTGGCGTGAGCATAATTCACGAAAATATGAACCACAAAAAAGGAGCTTCGGGATGTGTCCTATGATACATATTCGGCTGTCTTTGTGCCCCTTGACTGGCGCAACCTCATCTGTGTCTTTGAAAAATTCCAAAGGTCAACACGTCCGCGCCACTTCTTTTCCAGCAGTTGCCACCGCTTTTAATAAAGCAAGTGACAACATAACGGTTGCGGCTAAACTGCTGCAACGAGAACTTGAATAAACTTATAACAAATAAATGCAGTGCTACGGAGGAAAAAATGCTTGACCCGAAAATAGAAATAGACCTACTGGAGGTTGTAGACAATATTCTTCAAGCTTATCCAGAAGTATTTAAGGATAAAGAATATTGGATGAAAGTATTTATGGATGTAATTGAAAACATGATTAACGCGCAACGATTTTCAACTGGCGGCCTTATAGGGAAAGACGGCACTGCATTTATCAATGAAGATTCATCCAAAGCTCATTCAGTCACGTTTGAGCCGCTGGTTAGCCCGCGCATGAAAAGACTTGCAAAATTGATAAGTGAAATAGATAAGAAGGGTGATGTGCCATGCTTATGTGGTGGTGAATGTGGCGGAGCGTCATTATGTGATACCTGCACAGCTCGTGAACGATGGATAGACCTTGAAGAAATAGTGTATGATTACCACAAACAATGTAGCGCGGGCTAACGGATGGCGGCTAAGCTGCGGCACACTAAATGGAGAATTTAATTATGAACCCGACACAAAATGAAACTATAACAAAGACGGAATTACATACGACGCTCATTCCGTCACCGCTTGAGCCGCTGGTTAGCGCGCAAAAGTGGATTGTGGTGAACTTTGATGGAAACCCAAAACAAAATGGAAGATACTTAATTGTCTATCGCTACAAAGAAGCGACCGAGCTAAGATATTACATTGGCGACTATGACATTTGTTACGGATGGAATGCAATGATGGATAATGTAGAAATTTTGGCATGGCGAAATATTCCTTTCTTTAACAGCGAGGCACTTTTGTCGCGCTAACATGTATTACAACGAACAATAGAATTGTCAAATATAATCAAGGTGATTAGAAATGAAGTCTGAAAGCATTTTCAGAGAATTAAAGGCATTGATTGAGCAAAGACATTTATCACCTCAAACGTATAACTCTTATCATGCCGGTTGGAAAACGGCCTGCTGGTATTTCTCACAAACTGAGCATCTACGAGATCACCCCAAAAATGTTAGCAAAGAAGACATTATTACATTTTTCGCATGGGTAGGCAGAGAAAGGGGTGTTTCAAAAGAACTACAATGCTTTTGGGCGATGCGGTTTTACTATATAGGCGTTGCCGGTCAACCTCATAAATTCGATGGAATTAAAAAGCCGAAGCTCGAAAGAAAATTACCATCAGTTATTCCTCACGAATATATCAAATTGGCATTTAACAGAATCACCAATTGTACAGAAAAAGCAGTTGTAGGACTGTTCTACTCTACAGGAATAAGATTGTCTGAATTGTGTAAAATAGAACGCGCAAACATCAGCCCGGAACGGAAAATTATTATTATTCGCAGAGGCAAGGGAGGCAAAGATAAAGTCGTTCCATTAAGAGATTCTATTGCTCCGCTGTTAATCAATCATTGGAAATCATTGCCGGAAAGAAAAAGGTTTTCAAAATATTTATTCCCCGGCGAAAAACCGTTCCACTACATCAGCCCAGATACGATTTATCAAATAACAACCAAGCTCGATGGTTACTTGAGGAACGAATTAATAAAAGTGGGTTATCCACTTCAATCAATTCATTTTCATCCGCATATATTCAGGCACTCATTCGCTACTTACCTGTTGGAGCAAGGCACTGATATAAGAATCATTCAAGAAATGCTTGGACATGCCAATGTTAAAACAACAGAAATATACACGCACGTAAGCAACAAGCTAATTTTAAAGCAACCCGATCCAATGGCGGACATATTGTGTAAAGAAGAAATGATGTCGAATGTTTACAAAATGAAAACAGCGGTATAATGTTAGAAATGAGCCAAAAAATATTTGATGGATTACAAGACACGTTAATTGGAATACAAATAGGATTATTATTATGAGTGGTAATAAGTATATAACAATCATTTGCAGGTGCGGTAATTCAAAGGCAGTGCCGGAAGAATTGTGTCTGCATTATCCGGGTGGATCTATTACATGTGACCAATTAACAAAAGAGCACACAAAATGTAAAATGAAATATTCAACCATGGAAATATTGAAGAAAGCAAGGGGGAGTGATATAGCAGATTTTAGTCAACCACAATTAATACAAGAATCATTGATCAAATAGGAGAAACGTATGTCAGAGAGCAACGTAATCAAAGAATTAGGTGCCTTGGAAAAACAGGCAACCAAGCAGGAGGAAGTAATTGAGGCAGTGAAAGCCAATCTATCGGATGAAAAAAAGAAGTATGACAGCATTATATCCGATATACGCAGTTTGATAAGAGATGAAAACAATGGCCAAGAGAAGATTAAATTTACACCACACAACGAACCAGGTGCACAACAAACACCTCCGTCCGCTGATAAGCACAAAGGGAAACGATTAATCGGTAAGAAGTTAAGATTGCCAGAAAAACACGAAAAGTAATATGCCAGGCGTTGATAAAGTAACAGAACGATTCAGCAGTGATCGAGCGAGTGCAAACAACAGTATCCGACTGCAATTGCAGTTTGTGATAGATAATATTGATCATTTGGAAATGGTTGACCGGCGCAAAAGCAAGGTACCGTTGGCAAATAGGTTATTTGCGAAGTTATTAGATGGTGAGGATTTGTTGGATTGGGAACGGACGGCAATAGACGATCTGTATGAATGCACGATGAAGGGATACGATCTACCAAGCGTGTCAAAGCACATTGATAAAAAACGTAAGAGGTTAAGATTTGGATAGAAAGGGTAGTGGCAATGACAAAGATTGAATGGACTGATAGAGTATGGAACCCGGTAACGGGCTGCACTAAAGTAAGTGCAGGATGTAAAAACTGTTATGCTGAGCGAATGGCAAAGCGCTTGAAAGCAATGGGGCAACCGAGGTATAAAAATGGATTTAGAGTATCAATGCACAAGGATATATTATATCTACCTTTAAGGTGGAAGAAGCCGCGCATGATATTTGTTAATTCAATGAGCGATTTATTTCACGAAGATGTGCCTGATAAATTCATTGTTAAAGTATTTGAAACGATGGCAAAGTCAAAACAGCATACGTTTCAGATATTGACAAAACGTCCGGAGCGGATGGTTACGTTTTTTGAGAAGCTGTTTTACATGCCGATAATTCCATTATCGAACGTGTGGATTGGAGTCAGCATTGAGAATCAGGAAACAGCGGATGAAAGAATACCGCAACTACTGGCAACACCGGCTGCAGTGCATTTTATTTCAGCGGAACCATTATTAGGGCAGATCAACTTAAGATTTCCCCAAAGCAAAAATCCTAATCAAGATGTGTGGGTAATATGTGGTGGGGAAAGCGGACCGAACGCACGACCTATGCATCCGGAGTGGGTGAAGTCAATGCGTGATCAATGCCAGGCGTCCGGTGTTCCGTTCTTTTTCAAACAATGGGGTGAATGGATTGGCTCGCGTGTTGAAGAAGAAACTTGCATTGATACCTATTTGGTGATGCAAGCAGAAAACGGAGTTGATTACACCGCTCCAGTAGAAGGAAAGTATGCAGATAGACCTGATCGTTTTAAAATAAAGCAACACCTATGGCCGGATGGAATGAGATCGTTGAGAGTTGGGAAAAAAGAAGCAGGTTGTTTACTTGATGGGGTAGAACATAAACAATATCCAATGCCAAAGGGATTTGAGCATGAACACGGTGATGACAAGGATGGCGTACAGAAAGATAGATAACATCAAACTGTATTTGGAACGATTAACGAATTGGGAATATGAATTTATCTTTTCGCTTGTTGAAAATGAGTGGTTGGAAAGATTGCGCCCAAAGCAGTTTAATAAATTATGTGAGATTTCGATGTACTGCGAAAGAAGGTAATGGAAAGAGTGAGCATTATATCAGGTGATGATGGTTCCTGCAGTATTTTTGTAAGGAACGGAACGGATGTGGTTGAACTCGCGGGTATGAATAATCCATGGAGCACACTTTTCAAGGCAATAGTGAAAATGAAACTTTTGAAACTTAAAAAAATATTTAAACCCGAAGGAAAAGGGGATGAAGAAAAAGAATAAATACAGTGCAGTTCGAACATTATATAACGGTGAATGGTATGACAGCAAAAAGGAAGCTCGGTATGCTGCACAGTTAGAACTGTTGAAACACGCAATGTATGCTAAAGATCGTGTTGTGAAGGTGGAAAGGCAGCCTGTATATGAATTAGTGCAAAAGCCAAACAGGATGACTTATCGGGCAGACTTTAGGGTTACGTATGCTGACGGTAGAGTTGAAGTGGTGGATGTGAAGGGTGTAAAAACGCCAGTGTTTAAATTAAAGTTAAAACTGATGAAAGCATTGTACCCGGATATTGTTATTCGATTAAGTTGACGTATTAACAAACAGAAAGGAAGAAAATCATGAGACGTGATTGCACAGATGCAGAATTGTCTGAAGAAGAAAAATATTTTGGAGACAAATATGGGGTTACTTTTGAATTAACCCCAGAGGAACTCCACGGTAAGGTAACAAAGGAATGCAATTTTATGATTAGAAAAGGCATTGTGATGTTGCCAACGGATCATTTGTCTTGCGATATAATGATTTTGATGGCAGAAGCAGTGATAGAATCAATGCTCAAAATGATTGCGGATATTAGAAAAAGGCAAGAGGAGAGCAAATGAGCGGGTTAAATTCGAAAGAACGCAGGCAAGCAGCGGCAATATGCGATGATCAACAGCGGAAATTATACGAAAATGCCGGTGCTCCATATCCTGGTAGGATATGTGAAGTAACCCGTGCCAGGGAGTTTGGAGATGCTGAATATTTAAAAGAAAAGTGGACGGAAGGTGACTGTAGTACCCAACTTATTGTCGATCATATCGATAATAATCCCGACAATAATCCGACTGATGGCAGTAATTTTCAATGGCTTTGTCGATGTCACAACCTCAAAAAAAACCCTCCCGCTGATGCGTTTAGAAATGCTAAGTTTAGTAATAACAACGTACTTAAGCATTCACTAAGGGAGGGAGGAGGAAGAGAGAAGGGAGGAGAGAGAAAAAATCAGAAAGAGAATGAATTTTGGAATGGAGGAGATGTATTGATAGTAAGAAATATGGAAATGGCAAAAAATATAACATGTAAACCAATATTTCAGATGAGTGTTAAAAAGATTATGAGGCGTGTCAAAGAAGCATCGTGGAGTGATCTGGTAGAGGCAGCTGTTCAAGAAACAAAAGCTATTTTACATAACGGAAATGAACTTAGCATAGTAATAGGTACCGGGGAAAAGTGGTTAAAGCCAATGACAGCAGATTTGAGCGGTACGGCTCCCTTTTACGTCGAAAAAAGAGGTGGTGAGAAGATTGTGAAGTGGAAAAAAGAACCAAAGCGGAAGTCTCGGAAAGCGGAGAAAGCGCAATGAAACCCTCAAAAGTGCTTGGATTGGATAAGATGGTACGTGTGTGTCAGATTTCAAAATACCTTCCTGCTGTGGCAGTTCTTGATTTTCTTGAGCAGGAGAAGAACCTTGGACCATTACGGTTAAAGGTACGAGAGACACCAACGGGTAAAAGAATCAAGCGCCAATATGCGGTGTTTCTTGTGTTGGAAGAAGGCAAGGATATTGTGGGAAGAAAATCTGAATTGATTTTGATGAATGAATTAATGAACCCACAACTCTATGTGGGTGGAAAAGGTGAAATTCGTGAAATACACTGTGGCTAATCCGTTCCTATTTGGTTCCATTCAAAACCATTGCGTGCATGTGGTGGAATGTATATATTTCAGTTGCCACCATCCAGGGAGCGGCGATCCCTACATTAATCGAAAGATGAATGCTGCCGCTCCCAACTTTTAAAAGTGGATACACGGCGTGAGGAACGACGAGCCACGGTGATTGAGATGAAAAAAAACAAGAAAAAAACGATAAAACACGATGCGACACATGACGAGAAATCAACGACTTATAGCTTCCGACATGTCAAAAAACAGACAATTTCCGATCGGATTCCCGACCGGAACACGACTGGCCACGATAGGATTTCCGATAGAAACATACGAAACGTATCAGGAGTCAGACGGAAAAAGACGACAAAAAGGGCTCCGCGCACGACTGGAAATGATGTTAAAAGACGTCTTAATCTATCGGCAATCGAACAATTGTATGCAAGTGGTTTAATCAACAGACAAGTAGCAGAGGCATGCGGCGTAAGTGAAAGAACACTACACAGATACAAGCACGACGAAGAAGTTATGGCAGTCGTCATGCGGGGTAAGAAAAAGGCAAATGATCGAATCATACAGAGTTTATTCAAACGAGCAACGGGATATGATTATGCAGAAGTAACGATGGAGCCGGTAATGGCTATTCGTCAGACGGACGGAGTAAAAGAAAAAGTCATGTTGACGGAAGAGCAGAAGGTAACTAAAACAGTTATCAAGCATATTCCGGCAGATCAGAGTGCAATAGTATTTTGGTTAACAAACAGGGAACCAGATGATTGGAAGAATAAAGTTGATGTGGAAAGTGGCGGGAAAAAGATTGAGCCGCGTACATATTATCTTCCTGTTTTTAATGGTGCTGTGCAAATGCCAAAACAGTGAGGCGTTTGTGGCGGAGGAATTTAAGTTAAACGACGGTCCGCAGACACTTGCATGGTGCAGTGAAGCGCAAGAATTATGTTATGGCGGCGCGTTGGGCGGCGGCAAAACAATATTATTAATTATTGATGCAGCAGGTTTACAATTTAAAGATACTCCGCTTGGTAAAGCCGCGATAGAAATTTCAGATTACCGCGCAATATTACTCCGCAGAAAAACCACAGAATTTGTAAAACTAATTGAAGAAGGCCGCAAGTACTACGAGCGCGATTTTCATGCACGTTTTATTTGGGGCCGGCGCGGCGATCCGGGACCATCATTTACGTTCCCATCCGGTGCAAGAATATTTATATGTCACTTAGAAGCAGAGGCAAACAAACATGATCATGATTCTAACGAGTATCAGTATATAGGATTTGATCAGGTTGAACAATTCACCGTTACACAATATGCGCATTTACTTACCAGAGGCAGATCCACAATTCAAGGGTTGCCGGTGCGATATAGATCTACTGCCAACTGGATTGGGCCGGGTTTGAAGTGGGTAAGAAACAGATTTTATCCAAAAGGATTTAAACCATTTGAACTGACATGGTGGAAACCGGCTGAAGATATTGTAAAGAACCCTTCTGGCATACGAACTGCACCTTTTGAGAAAGACGCAATAAGCAGAATGTTCATCCCGGCTAAGTTGACAGACAATCCAATTTTAATGCAGAATGATCCATCGTATGCAAGCCGCATTAAAATACGCGGTAAGAAATATGAGCGTGCATTGTTAGATGGTGATCCGGATGCCTTCAGCGGAGAGTTTTTTAGTTCATTCAATCCAATGCCCGAACAAAACGGCGGTATGGTGATGGAGCCATTCAGGATACAAGATCGATGGAGATTGATAGCAAGTATTGATCCAGGGTGGACAAGTCCATTTAGTATGGGATTAAAGGCAATTGATTTTGTAGGTAAGCATTACCGGATCGGAACATTCTATCAAGCCGGTCTTGGAATGCGGCGCACGGTTAAGGATGCGGTCCAATGGTTAAAATCTAATCCGTGGACAGGCGGGAGATTGCCGGATCTGGTTGTATCTGGACACGATGCGTGGGCGGAACATACAAAATTAGAAATCATCGGCGAAGAATTAACGTACGCAGATCTTTTTCAAAAAGAAGGTATTGCTCTGCAGCGTGCAGTGACGAGCCGTGTGGTAGGATGGGGTGCGTGGAATAATTTAATGGATGAAGACAAGTGGTTTGTATTTGACGGATTGAATGAACCATTGATTGATGAGATGATGGCAGCCGAGCACGATGATATGGATGTGAACGATATTAAAGGTCGTGGCAACGATCCCGAGGTAAGTGATCACGCGCTTGATGAAGAGCGGTATAATATAATGGCTTCCTACAAGCCAAGCGATTTCAAGAAAAAAGAAGATTCAAGGCCAAAGGATTACAGAGACAAGAGATCGTTTGGCAGTGGATGGAAACCGGGTGAAGGTTAAAATGAATATTGTATCTGACAATAACGATGCAGGATTGTATCAGCAAACAGCGATGCCAAAGTTGCCAACATCGAGTGATGATGAGATTGCAAAAGTAAGTAAGCTATCCGCTGTGTGGCTTGCACAGCAGCAGAGATGGCAGCCATGGCGGGAACAAGCCATAAAATGCTATGAGTATGTTCTTGGGCCGGGACAGTTAAGCAAAAGCGTGCGTGAAAAATTAGCCAAAGAACACCGTCCGGCATTAGTTTATGACTTGATGTTACCATTGCAAGTGTACATAGCCGGTACATTAGTTACAAACAAAACGGCAATGCGCGCTGTACCGAAACGCAGTGGTGATGAAGCCGGTGTGGAAATGGCGAATGTTTTGGTGAGTGATTGGTGGATGGCGAATTGTGATGGTTACGATGAAATTGCAAAAGCAGGTATTGATGCAAGTATTTGTGGATTGGGGTTTATCAACAATCGTTATGATATGTCCGAAGATGTTGAAGGGATGGGAATAACAGAGGCGGCAGATCCATTAATGATTATGGCTGATCCGGATGCACCGATCCACAAACCGAAGAAATGGCGGTATTATTCAGTCAGCGGATATTACGGTGCTGAGGAAATAATTGCTATTTACGGAACATCGTTGAGTGCCGAAACAAAAGCATTGATACGAGAACGTGCGAAGTTGTTAGAAGGAAATTATCAAGAATTAGGAAAGCCGCAAGGATGGTTGAGGCGTGTGTGGAATGGCACGATGGATTGGCTGGGAGTCAAAAGCACGGTTGAAGGAAATACGTATAAGACAGATTTCATTGATGCCGCCAATGGATTGTATCGAGTGATTGAATTCCACGATAAACGGATTGCAACTAAGAGAGCGTTTTATGATCCGATAACCAGGGAAACGATTGAATTAAAAACAGATCCACTGGATGAGTCAGAGGTTGCTCAGTTGAAGGCACAGTACTCGATCGGCAGAGTCGTTGAAACAGAGCAAACCGAATATTGGAAAACAGTTGCAGCGCCAGGATTGTTGCCGGATAAACTGATATTTGAAAAACCGTATGAAGAAAAAGTGCAAGGCAAGGGATGGCAGCATACAGTAGTGGTTGGTTATGATTTTCATTGGGATCCGACAAAAGTAATCGGCTTACAAAATTCGTTATTAGATGCACAGGATGGTTACAATCAGCAACGTATGACAATGTTGGAATTGTTGATGGATATGGTAAATCCACCGACAGAAGCAGAAGAGGAAAGTATTTCACCAGAACATATGGAAGCGTGGACAACAAAAGAACGCGGTCCAATGAGATTTTACAAGAAGAATGCTAAAAAACCAGAACGAGTAGAACCACAAACTGCCGCACTAACCGGATTAAGTAATTTTGCAGAAGAAAATAGGGATTTGGTGCAGAAATTGACGGGTATAAGTCCGAACTCGATGAGTTTTAAAGAGAGTAATAATGAATCCGGCACATTGTATAGCGCAAGAGTGAGCCAGGGCATGGTGATGGTTAATTACTTTTTTAGTCACATACAAAAAGCAACAAAAGCAACATTCAACTTTAATTATGGATTGATACAAGAATATTTGACAACACCACGAGCGGTAAGGATATTAGGGGAACCGGAAGATGGGATGGATATGCCCGGTATGGTAAAAAGTGAAAAAGAGACAGGAGCTTATTGGTTGCAGGTGAATTGGCCTACATTGACCGGCGTGTTGAATGATGTTCGACAGGGGCAATATGACTTTACGCCGAACACTGCACAATTAGGCCAGACGCAGAAGATGATGAAGTTTTACGAAGCAATGGAATTTCGTAAATCAATTCCAGATGAATTTGTCAAATTTGATGAGTTATTCGATCTTTGGGATAGTCCAGTTGCGAAGAAGATGGGTGCATTTGCAACAGCGATTATGAAAATGAAGATGCAGCAACTAGGAATTCAGTCAGAAGTAGCGCAGAGTGGTGCAGGTGCAGCTATAGTTGAAAATAAGGTTAAACAAGCCGCCGGTATGATGGGTGCTCAACAGATTGCAGCACAGGCAGCGAGTAGAGTAGGAGCATAAAAGCAGTGAATAGTAAATGGTAAACTGTGAAAGGTGAAAACAATGAAAATTAACGGAATTGAGATGCAAGATGCGGGATATGATAGGCCAGAACCAGAAGTAGTTCAAACACCATCTTCGTCAAAGGATATAAAGAAAAAGAAATGCTATGCAACGATTTATTCTAATGACCAAGAAATGCCGTTGGATTTAAAAGGCATTCGAGCCGGTGATAAGTTGATGCTGGTGTGTTTGGTTGACGTAAAGGAATTAACATCCGTTGACAACGAAAAGAAGTATGAGCCCAAGGAACGGTTCACTCTCGAAATTCTCAAATGCGGGTGTGAAAAGACAAGCGAAAAAGAGCCGGTAGAAATGGATGACGATGAATTGGAAGAGGCAGTAACGGGTAAGAAGAAAGAAGAATAATGCCATCGTATCCGACACGAACACAGGTGCATGAAGCGATTGATGAGTATTTTGATTGGTGCAAGTATGGCGAGAAGATACCGATTGAAAACGGACGTATTGTGGTGGAAGTGTTGGTTGATAAAGGCAGGATCGATATTGTGGTTGGTGACAGGCAGAGGAAAAAGCAAGTAGTATAAACTAAGAACATAACGACATTTTTACTAACGAGCCGAGGACGCCGTTGGTTTGGATCAGTTGAAAGACTGTATCCGGCCAGCGGCGTTTTCTTTTTTATAACCGGACACACGCGCACGAGGAGTGCCGAGCCGAAAGGAGCAGTGAGTAATGAAAATGAATCAAAACATAATGGAAAATTTGAGGCCGATGTATCAGACAGAGGGAGCTGGTGGCGGTAAAGATACAGCAGTAACCGATTTGGCTACACTTCCGGATGCGAAACTTAATGAACTGATAACAGCTGATGAACCCGTTGTAGAAAAGACCTTAAAGGGTGAAACCCCATCTCAATCTTCCCCTAAAGGGGAAGAGGGTAAGGGTGGAGAGGGTGTAGAGGGTGTAGTAGAAACACCTGAGGCAAAGATTGCACGCGAAAAGGCGGAAGCAGCTGCCGCAACGGCAAGGGCAACAGAAACACCGGAAGCAAAAATAGCGCGAGAAGCGGAAGAAGCAAAAAGCAAAGATGTAAAACTCTTCGCTGGAAAATATAAGACAAAGGAAGATTTGGTAAACGGATTTATCAATGCAGCAAAGGCATTGAACTACAATCCGAAGTTGCTTGAGAAGATGGCAGCATTGGCATTGAAAACGGGTGATGTAGAGACGATTGAAGAAGTATATAAGGATTTGGAATTAGCAATTGCCAGTAATGAGAAAGCGAAGTTAACGGCAGACCAGCAGCCATCGGCAGATAAGAAGCCCGGCACTTCTTCCTTGAAAGAGGAAGGACGGGACACATCTTTAACGCCTACCAAGATGGATGATGCTGTGAAGCAGGAAGCAACGCAATTAACATTGCAAGGCGCATTATCGGAGTTACGCGGCAGCCGGATAGTGCAGAGAATGGAACGGCAGGGAATCAACTTGCCGGATGCATTCATGGTTGACGAGGCAACGACAAAAGAATTTTTGTCCGTTCTGGAAAAAGAAATACCGTGGATGTATGACCAGTTGGAAAACGAGTTAACGAACCTTGTGCATAAACATGCCAAGGAAGTTGACGAAGTGATCCATTCGATGCAGGAAGCGGCAGTTGAGAACCCGAAAAGGCGCGAGGGCGAGATTGCTAAGATTAAAGCAGAAGCGCAAGCGATCAAGTTGCCGGTGAAGGATGAGGAATTGACGGCTTTTGTCGAGGAAGCATTGAAGCAACCGTGGGTGTATGAAACACGCAATGGAATACAATTCATTCGTGAGAATGCAATTATGGATGCTTGGTATTTGAAAAATCGTGAAACGATTAAAAAGCAAATACAACTCAACGGAGAAATAACCGGAAGAACGCAAGCAGTTGATGACCTTGACAAGAACAGGAAGAAAACAACCAGTTCGATCTCAAATGCTTCGATACCATCAGATCAGGGATCGAGGCGTGAAAAGGCAGGGACACTTGATTTGACGGATCCGCGAGTATTGGATTCGTTGAGTAAGGAAGAGATTGATGCACTTCTGAAGGATGAGGACAAACGAGAGGCATTAAGGCCGAAATAATCAAATTTTAAAAGGAGTTATGAGTTATGGGACAAACAATATTTGACAGTACCAGTTTTGGGAAAGTGGATTTGCTCAGTGAAAAAATGCGACGTGAGCAATGGTGGGGAAACAAGTTTGCGGAGTTTGTAGCGCCAAACTTCGTAAAGGCAGTTGGAAAAGATGTTGGTGTGCGCAATCCGGGTGATCCGCCTGCATTTACGGGTGCACCGGTTGAGGTGTTTGAGAATTTTGTTGCTGATGGGCAGATTGATATGCGTATTCCCGTGGCATTGCGTTTAACCGGAATGCCGGTGCATGGAGATCGCCCGTTGAAGGGCAATGAAGAAGCGCAAGCGATTGCGTGGCGGACGATTAAGATCAACCGTACGCGAAAAGCAGTGAGCAAACCCACTGGTATGAGCCGTCAGATTACCAAACGGTATGCAGATTCATTGGTAACGGAAGCTGCAAAGAATTTGACAGCGTGGTGGGGTGAAGATTACCATCCGGGTAATTTCATTCTTGCAACGCTGGTAGGTGCAAGTCGTGATCTGATCAGTGCGGCTATTGCAGGCGGGCGTGCAATCAGTCAGATGAGTCATCCGAACCTGCTTGTAGCGGGTGATGGATTGGTGTCATACACAGCTGGCCGTCCCGGCACAGCGGCGTATGAAGCGTCTGTAGCGGCGGCAGTGACTGGGTTGACGGATGTTACGTCGGATTATTTCTCTTGCAGTTTGATTCGTAACGCGGTTGCAGAAGCATATCGCTTGAAGATAAAACCGATTGTCCTGAAATCGGGCACACAGTTCCACGTCATATTCTGTTCTGATGCGCAGATTTTACAACTGCGTGCGGATTCAGAATATAAAGATTGGATCAAACGGATGCCGGAAGATTTAGCGAAGCATCCATTTGCGGCGGCTGCTGAGATTTATATCGGTGGTGCGCTGGTAATTCCTGATCTAAAAATGTGGGGTGTGCGTGCAACAGCTGATGATGCGAACATTACAGCGGATACAGTTGAATACGGTCCTGCATTATCGGCGGCAGAACGTAGTCAGGGTTTACCGACCGGAAACTGGATCAACGCGTTGGATACCAGCAACAAGAAATGCGCAATCCTTATGGGAGCCAGTGCATTGAGTGTTGGTGTTGGTGAGCGCATGGCATTGAAGGAAGATGTGGAAGATTATGAAAACGTCAAAGGACTTGGCGTTGACACGATCCAAAGCGTCGTTCGAAATGACATTTTTGATGAAGATGGAAAGATTTCCGGCTTAACAGCTGGAGATTTTTACCAGAACACCAGCAGTATGGTTATTGCAAGTTACAGTAAACATGCGCTGAGTTACACATAAGATAACCCCACCCTAACCCTCCCCTTTTTTCAAGGGGAGGAAAAGTGGAATTAAGAACTCTTAACAAGGCAGGTGTAGAATGAAACTAAGAAACATAGCATTGATGGTGGTGTTGGTAGTTGTGACTATGGTTTTTGTCAATGTTGCGCAAGCGCAACTCTTTTGCA